CTTCTGGGTTTTCAAATTCCCATACAACCCCACCTGCATGAGGAACTTTATGATTGGCACACCAGCTAATATTGCAAGCACATATGCCGGTGATATATTGAGCAATTGTTGCTGATTCATATCGATCAATAAATGTTCCATTATCATTGTACGATATCACCGCTTTGTTCATTTGCTGAATACGAGTAGGTTTGTCAAGTTTCCAATTAGATGTATCCGTGATATATTTGGCTGCATATCTATTTTCAAATGCATAAAAGCTAATGACAGATGGTTTATTAGAAGTCAAAACACAAATAATATTAGAGCGATCTATTTCAAAAAAATATGATGCGTCCGATACACTTGGAAACCATTGAATGGGGCTATATGGATCATCAAGGTTTTTTACGAAAATTGCTTTTTCCCGTGAATCACGTCCTCTCAAAATCCAACCTTGCCCGCCTCGCCGGCTATTATAGCCATTTTTAACAGAGTCATTGATCATAATATAATAATCTTCAAGTTCATCGGCCTCTTCTGCTGTGAGACGTTCTTCGAGGATTGTTAACTTGAATTCACCCCAGCCATATTTTAGAATTGCCTCATGAAATTTTGGAGATGATCCGCTGGCACTTTTATGTTCTCCGATTCGGTTTTTAAGAGAACGCTTTGTCTGGCCAATATATTTCTCACTGGTTATCTTGTTCATAAATTCATAGATTGTAAAGTGACCAAACTTCCATGGGAGAGTGCCGATGGTCTCGGACATATCTATGCATATCATAAAAATATCATTTTTATGCACGATGTGTTGATATAATGCCTGAGTCAAATGACATTGGCGCACGTCGGTTCCAACATTTTCAGCGGCAACATCCTCGAGCGTTTCCAGATGGCCTCTTAGATGGCGCGTAAAACTTAACAAAAAAATGTATTACCAAATGTAAAATGCCATCCAAGATTATCATTGGCGTCGTCACCGATGGACGCTCCGACAGCGCGCTCCAGGCAGCCGTGAGCATCCTGCACCTCCAGATGCAGCTCATGAGCACGCCAGCAGACCAGTCTTTCCAGGCAGATCTCAGGTTTTACCAGACAAACAACGAGGCCCTGCAAGACTTGTTCCTGACCAAGGATGCCAAAGGTCTCTTTGTGGTCCACTGGTCCACTGGAATTCCCGGTCCATTTGCCATGAAGGCTTTCAAATCCAAGAAGGAAGTTGTCATTGGCGTTCACCCTGACGGAGTCATCGATTGGGACCGCGTGAGGAACAATATCACATCCACGTCTGAATCTCTTGAGAACACGGGGATGAAATATAACGTGGATCTGGCTGGCGTCCCTGGTCCCGATGGGTATGCAAGGATCAAGCATATCCACATGCTCAATGTGATGTTTGTCAAACGTTCGGTGGTGGATTCCATTGCCGCCGCTCATCCTGAAATCATTTCCAAGGACAAGAAACATGCGGCATTTTGTCTGGACGGTGTCTATGACGGTTCATACTTGACAGGTCCAGAACGGTTCATGAGTTTGTATGACAAACCCATGTTTGCAGAGACTGAGTTTGGCATCACCAAACTGGCGCCACAGGACTTTACAGGAATATGCGGAAATCGAAATGTTTTACGTTGATTGCGTAAAATTTCCCTATTTTTTTTGTGGCACATATGTAAATGATTCGTGATACTGCCAACCTCACCCCTCAGCAAATCCAGGAGCTCAACACCGCACTGTTCGAGCAGTGGGACGCCAAGACACAGGACATGAAGAATATGGCAGAGAAGGCCAAGGTTCCTACCGAGACTGCAAATCCAAAAGATGTCTCGGTATCGTTTGGTCCTGTACTAGATGAAAAAACTTTTGCTGAATATCAAAAGCGCAAGCAGGGTCGTCTTACTGTCATGAAAGCTTCCGACCTCCAAAATATGTTTGGCAAAAAGTAATCAATTTATTTTGTAAAAAAATAAAATATACACTTATATATAATATGGAATTGGCTAAGTATCTGACACTTGACAATGTTCTCAAGACATTGCTTGCAATTGCCGTAGGAATACTGCTGTACAATGTCTTCTTCAAGAAAACAGAGGGATACTATAACTATCAGAAAGATGACAAAGTGAGTGATCACGCATACCCCATGGATTATGAAGAGGATGACTATGTTGTTGAGGAGGATGATGATGCCGTAGTGGATCCTTGGGAAGAGGATGTTGTTGAAGAAGTGTTTGACGACTCTGAGGACACCGAGATGGTGGACGAAGTGGTTCTCGATGATACTGTTGACGAGGAGATGTACGAATACGAGGAGAGCGAGGAGCCATATGATGATTCTGCGGATGCGGAAGACGAAACGGTCGGAGAGATTCCTGATGAAATTTATGAGGAGGCCGATTCGGAGGACGAGGACAAGCTGGACCCTCTGACTGCTTACGATTTTCTCTATGCAAGTGATGTCGAGGATGGCCTACAGGAAAATTTTGTAATTCTGGAGAATGACGTTGGCGTAGATACCAACTATAGTTGAATTCGTCACCGCTGGTTGCCTTCATCCTTGATAACGATAACTTTTGCACTCTTCTTTACGAACACAGTATTTGGATTCAAAATTATACTTATGATCTTTTTGAATTCTTCTCCCATTTTAATATATAAATATAAATAAATAGATGTCGACAAAAACTGCTCAAAAGCCTGCGCCGAAAACAACACCTCCTTCCGTGATAAAACCTTCAGTTCCTGCACAGGATGACATTGCAATTCAAGGAACCGTGATGAAAGTGGTGAGTCCTACTCAAGTTCGTCTTCGTTTCACCGACCCGAATGGAAAACTTAGGACACCGGTCATCACCAAGAAAAATCATGGTTTTGTAAAGGGCGACTACGTTGTTGTTCTGGTAGAGTCAAAATCGCCATATAGCTTTGTATCTTTATCTAAGCAGAATGATTCTACGGGTCCTACATTATTACCCGTTCCAGACGTCGAGAATAAATCACCCATGCTTCCCATGGCAGACATTCCAGATGCATTTGAAAAACAGTCTCAGTTGACATTCGCAATTGCTCCTGATATAGATGAGGGACCCAGAATTATTCCAGGATATGTTAAAACTTCATGCTTGCTAGAAGCAATAGATAAATGTGGAAAAAAGAGCGATGATAACAAAAAGAGTAATTTCAATCTTGGAACATCCACCAAGATGCCTCTACCTCTACCTATGGCACCGCGAGAGACATTTTCTGACATGTTTCTCCAACGTGACTTCTTGAACGGAATCAATAACATGAATATTGATTACAAATCCGGGATGGATTATTCTGTGGATTATGAGGTTGATACGACACCTTTTGTTCAGACAAAAATTATACCACCGGCAGAACTTGGGTCTGTGATACCAGATAATCAAGATGTGAAGGTTCCACGCAATCTTGTGCTTGCCAAATCTGATGCAATTATTCCTGCAGACACTCCGGGTATCGTTAGATCAAGAGCTGACACTCCTATAGTGGACATGATAGCAAATGGAACAAAATCAGTTGGTCAATCAATGTCAAATTACATGAAGACTATCGGTGCTTGGTTAACACAATATTATGCAGGCATGCAAAAGAACAATGCGATCCAGAACATGTTCCAAGACAATTCTAAGATTATCGGTGTTTTGATTGCCATTGCAGTAGGAAGTTTTATTGTCAACGCGGGCGTCAGTGCCATTGTTGTCGGAATCATCTTACTGATTGCTCTCAAGAGTGCATCAGGTTTGTTCTAGAATATCATTTTTATGCTACCATTGCAAATTATGATTAATAATAAATATATGCTTATTCTAAATGTCGATGTCAATCACCAAAAATAAGTCAAAGCAAAGCACTGCATCTGTTAAATTCACATCCAAACCAAAACCAATACAAAGAACAGCCCCGGTATACTTGCCAGTACAACGAGCGCCTCCACAGGTACCTCTGACACCAATACCTCCTCAAAGAACAGGTATTCAGAGACAACTCACGGAAGCTACTTTTCGTCAGTATTTAGACGGGTTTGTCGGAATTTTGCCAAAAGATCTCCCGAGCACGACGGGAAATCGACTACGATATGCAATTGACACAGTGAATTCGAAAGGACAAATTTTATCAACTCAATTCAGACTCGGTGGATGGGTGAAATCCGTCGCTCCAGATCTCTCCTCCATCG